ATGAACGATGTAATGAGTTTTAATCGCATTGGCACACCTTTTGATTTCTTGGACAAAAACTATTTTAATAGTAACATTAAAGTAAGAACACACATTGTCACTAGTACAGAAAAGGATTTTATATCGAAAAATATAATTCATAAGGTCTTAAATACATCTGCTAATGTTACAAAAGAGATAACCAAAAACACCTCTATTTCTAACGTGACCGATGGCATTACTGAAATAGAAGTAGATTTAGAAAATGTATCTATTAATGTAAGTCATCTATTAATAGGTATAAGAATGCCCCATGTTAAAAATAAAAAACTTTCTTTGCATGGCGGCGTCACTATGCCCCCCTTTAATGTAAATCTTTATAACGAAACGCAATCTAATGAACTTTCTACTCCGTTTTCCGTTATTACCCCACAGACATATTATGAGCCTGCCGGCAACCGAGAATACACCTCCGACGCCCCAGATCTTCTCCTTGGTTACATGCCAAATGCTATAGAATCTATGGAACTCGTATTAGGAAGTGATAGAACTGGATTTATCAAAGGTTCATCTTCTAAAATTGGTACATGTGAGAATTTCAATTTAATCAACAGTGACAAAAACTCGGCACATTATATTATAACTTTAGCCGAAAATGCATTTGATACTGCCGGTGTTCCATTCTCAAAGATTAATAATAAGAAATTACTAATCAAACTGAATAATTATATATTTAAAACAACAGGTGTCGCAAAAAATCCATTATCAGATGCGACCTACCCTCAAAATGCTATAATCACTGTTACAGCGTGTGGTACAAAGGTACAATCTGTAGTTGGAGGCTCTATGTCTTTCTTATAGATTATTTTGTTTAAATTTTTAAAAAAAAATAAATTACATTTATTAATAAATAATGGGCATTAGTAACGTAGCCGTTAAAACCTTTGACTCATCTGGGGCACAATCTCTGTGTAGAACAAATGAGTATAAAGGAGATGAAGAAGTAAAGTCTTCTTTTATTTCTAAGTGTCAAAAATTGTACATTTCAGGATCTGGAGAAACTGTTATACCCGGTAGTTTAAGACAATTCCCTGGGTTAAACTCTACAGATACATTCTATGTAAATTCTGATACTGATGCTATCTCCGATATGGTATTCAGTATTGAATTTAGGTTTAAAAATCCTGATACAACCAATATTACACAGAAACTTATTGCTTCTGTAACAAAGGATATTATATTATCTATTATAGACCGGGTAGAGATTAAATTGGGTAGCTTAACAGTTCAAACACTTACCGCAGATGACATTTACATTAGAAATTTAACCGAACTTGGAGTTCCGTACAACTTTCACAGCTCTATCGGACAATCGCTTAATTATGAAGGTAGCTCCGAAATTACAGACATTACGCCTCTATGGCAAAATCTTCTCGATGACGCAGCGAATCACTCGGATATCCATGTAATTCAAGCGTCTTGTTCGTTACCATTTATTGGAAGAAATAAAGATATGTCACGTGCACTTCTACAAGCTGGAGCTTTGACCAATGGTGTAACTGTAAAGGTTCATTACAACAGATTATACAAAAATGTAACAGAAGTCGGTGGTTCTTCTTATCAGATTATTACAGGTGGACGGGAGGACGGCACTGGTTTTTCAGTTATCAGTGATGATTATGACTATTTAGATCTTAATTATTTCAAGAGTCATCTTAAGGTTAGAACTCATATAATGACAGAAACTGAGAAAAAATTTATATCGAAGAATATAATTCACAAGGTTTTAAATACATCATCGAATGTAGTTAAAACTATTCCGAGAAATCTAAATGTTCCCCGTTTTACTGACACAACTACACAAATTGAAGTCGATCTTGAAAATATATCTCACAACGTTTCTCATCTTTTAATAGCAGTACGTTTACCACATGTACACAACAGAACGTTAGGAGGCAATACAACATTTACTAATTTACCAATGGACACAACTACTATAAATCAATTTCTCGGATACATCGAGGCTTCCACTCCTTTTGGTACAATTAATAATCTAACGTTTAGAAAAGCTGGAGATCTTTTCGGTTATCTAAGATCTCCTATAGAGTCTATGGAACTTGTGGTCGGTAGCGATAGAACTGGATTTATTAAGGGAAGTTCGGCTCAACTTGATACATGTGAGAATTTTGATCTTAGGTACAATGGTCTTCAAAGGGCTTTCTATATTATAACATTGGCTGAAAAGGCCTTTGACACCGCTGGTGTAGCATTTTCTAAGAGTAACAATAAAAAGTTAATTATCAAATTGTATGACCGCATTTTTTCGCAGTTGTATACAAATAATTCTCTAAATAGCAATGATTACGAACAAAGTGCAATTGTCACTGTTACAGCGTGTGGTACAAAGGTACAATCTGTAGTTGGAGGCTCTATGTCTTTCTTGTAAATACAATACATTTACATTACATTTACATTACATTTACATTTGTTTAAATCTTTAAAAAAAAATACAATAGATATATTAAACATTTCATGGGAATAGATAATGTATCTATTAAAACTTTCGATTCAACTGGTACTCAGTCTGTATGTAGAGCAAATGAATACACATCTCGTGAAAACATAAGTTCTAGTTTACTAACTAAGTGCCAAAAAATGTACATATCCGGTACAGGAGAAACTATTATACCAGGAAGTCTAAATACTTTTCCAACTAGTTCTAATTATGACACATTCAGTGTTAACGCCGAATCAAGTGCTTTGTCAGAACTTTCATTTTGTATAGAATTTAGATTTAAAGCGCCTGGTACACCAGCTGATTTTGATGTATTCGTTTCGAATGACATAATTCTAGCATTGATGCACAAAGTTGAGATCTTTTACGGGCACTTTGTTATTCAGACTCTCACTTCTGATGACATATACATTCGGAATTTAACAGAACTTGGTAAAGGAAGTAATATTTCTGGTCCAAATTTTCACTTAGAAGACAAACTTGACAACATTTATCACAGAAAATGTAAAGCTGGAGACGTAGTTTATATTCAAGCATCGTGTTCTATTCCATTTATTGGAAGAAGTTTAGATATGAATAATGCCTTGATACGTCAGGGGGCTTTAACTAACAATCTTACAATCAAAGTTCATTACAACGACTTGAATCCTTCATTAGCACAAAGGTCTGTTCAAATTTTATCGGGTGGCACGGCGACTGTGAATTACCTAGACTCTTCTTATTTTAAGTCTTTTATTAAACCTGTAAATCACTCCATAACTGAAACCGAAAAAAATTACATATCTAGAAATTTAATTACACACGTTGTACATACATCACATTTCGCTCAACAAGCTATTAATAAAGTAACAGATGTGGTAAATGTATCAGGAGATCTTTTTGAAGCGGTTGTAAATCTTGATGATGTTAATATAAACGTAAGTCACATATTATTTTCTCTCAGATTGCCCCACATTTCTAATAGAATCATAAGTAAATCTTTGTCAACGACGTCAAATTTAGGAACCAATGGCCACGCACTACCTACGTACGCTACTAACGGATTTAGTGATATCACAGAAATTAAAAATCATACAACAAGTAGTATAGTGTACGATACATTTGGATACTTTTCAGATTTTATAGATTCAGCGGAATTGATTCTTGGTAGTGACCGAACTGGTTTTATTAAATCTAGTTTATTACTTATGGATAACAATGAGAATTTTGGACTTAAACAAATTGATTCAAATGATTTTTACATCGTTAAATTGGCTGAAAAAGCATTTGACACATCCGGTATTGACTTTTCAAAAATGCACAATAAGAAATTGTGTCTTAAAATTAAAAAAGACATATTCTTAAAAGATGATCCAACAGATAATCATCCTATTGAAAACGCTTTGAATAGTAACAATATTACTCAAAATGCATATATTTCAGTAACCGTTTGCGGAACTCAGATGCAGTCTATTGTATCAGGTTCAACCAGTTTCAGTTAAATAAATTAAAATGTATGTTTTTAATTTTATTACGTATTAAATTTAAAATTATTTTCTTTTATATATTTAAATAAATACAATATGTCTGGAGCTGTAGCCGCTCATGCTGCTTATAACGGAAGTGGTACTCAGGGTCTCGCCGTTACTAACAAGATTCAGGATCAGGAAGGCGACGTAATGTCGGTCTTCTGGAACAAGAATGACACTACTCGCCAGCTACTTCACGGCGCCGCTTTCATTGATATTCCAACCAGTGGTAACGGCGGTACCACTTCATACGGCGGTAATCAAATTTTCACTGTAAACAACGACATTGATGCTATCGGTGAGATGTACTTACAGATCTCGGCTGCGAAGAGTGATGAAGATTTTTATCTTCACGGTTCTCTAGGTGCTATTATTAAGCGCATTGAATTTCACGTAGGTACCCAGATCTGGCACACTCTAGAGAAGGAGGACATCCAGGCTCTAAATATGTCTGAGATGCCCGAAGGTGTTTTTGGTGCTTATCACCGCTCAACTTACGGTAGCTACTATAAGGACGGTTCTAAGAACAAGACAGCATGGGGCTACCTCACTCCTATTCCAGCGGCTAAGGAAGGTGTATCTGGTGTAATCAGAATTCCAACTATTTCGCGCCAGGTCGGTCCAACCATGTCGAAGTTCACCAATGTTGTAGAGAACGCTTATCTAGTTGCCGCTGCCCCTCACCAGACTGTTAAGGTTAAGGTATACCTCGAGAACCCAACTTACGTCAAGAAGAACGTATTTAGATCTGACGATGCATTTGGTACTACTCCACTATTGTCTCTTCCCGTCCTAGAGTTAAAGCTTTACGGTAAGCACGTCATTATGTGCAATGAAGAGCGCGAACAGATGAAGGCGATGGCTCAGGGTCTACCAAAGCGTATCAAGATGTCGCAGAATGTTACTCACGTACTCGATTCGCACCCAAGCCAGAGTTTCACCGTTGATCTTGATCACTTTTCTCTCTATGCTTCTCACTTACTCATAACTGTAATTGCTGGTGTACAGGGAGACGTCAACAATGGAGGTAACGCTCAATCTGTA